CAAAAACTATCTCGGTCAGAGTGACAAGACGGATCTTGAAGCAACAAATAATTTGGAGTCAGTATTAAAATCATGCGGATTCGAAGATATTGATCAGACAGGTTCTCAATCGGAAGAAGTTGTGGAGTTTATTAGGCTATCAGCCGACTCAACAGCAGTTGGACATCCACAACTCCCGAGCAAGATTTCGGATAAATTGCCAAGGGCGTAGATCTGGCAAGTCGTATTCTGCGGCTTACGAGATACTCCCATGGTTATTAACCCCGAATAGTCGAGGATGGATTGTCGCACCCAGTTACGACCTTGGTCAGAAGATAGCCAGGATCGTAAAGGAAGAAGTGATCCAGAAGATGCATTTGCCCATTGCAAACAAGAAGGAAGTCAATGGGGATCTGTACTACCTGAAGATAGCAGGATTGAATTCAGAGCTTTCAGTGAAGTCGGCGGATTCGCCTGACAGTCTTATAGGAGAAGGCTGAACGCTTCGGCGTTCATACTTATAAAACGGCATTGACTATTTGGTAATTGATGAAGCAGCAGCGATAAAGAAAATTGTATGGGAACAGAATTTAAGACCTACACTGTCAGACAGAAACGGATGGGCGCTCATGGTCAGCACCCCCAGGGGCTTTAATCATTTTGAGAAGTGGTACAGAAATGGGCAGGATGACACATATCCAGAGTGGGACTCATGGCAGCACTCATCCACAGAGTCTCCGTATTTCAATGATGAGATCGAAGAACTCAAGCGAACGCTGACTCGTGAAACGTACCTCCAAGAATATGAAGCTGCATTTACCTCATTCTCAGGGAAGGTCCTCCCATTCGACCGCTCCACCCAGGTACGCTCCATCAGATACAACTCGCATTTACCCACATACGTTGGAATTGATTTCGGGTATAGACAGCCCGGAGTTGTTGTCTGTCAGATCGACTTCAGCAAATCGAAAGATCTCCCTGACATATACCAGATAGATGAGATCGCAATGGAAGAGAACATGAAGACTGAAGAATTAGCAAAGCGTGTGAAGGCTTTTCCATATAGAATCACAGGATATTTCGGAGATCCGGCTGGTGGCGGTGTGAACGCACAGAGTGGGATCAGTGATATAGAGATCTTCAGGAGAATGGGAATGCCTGTGAAGTTTAAGAGGGACAGGATGACACGCAATGTGGTCAATGGGGTGAGTCATATGAGAAGGTGGTTTGAAGATGCAAATGGAGATCCACACTTTTTCGTAGATAAGAAATGTAAAGGGAGTATACAGAGTTATGAGAATTATAGATATCCAGAGAAGAAGGAGGATCAGAGAGTGAAAGAAGAGCCGTTAAAGGATGGGAGATTTGAGCATGTGTGCGACTCTCTCAGATACATGATCTGCAATCTTTTTCCTATTAAGAACAGAATGGCGAAGGTGCTTCCATGGTAGTCTCAGGAGATATGTCACAACAGGCTGTGATCAACAGTCTTAATTCATCTATTAATCATTTTGAGAATAAGAGAAACAGGGAAAGAGAGTATAATCTTGATTTCTTTGAGGGATATACAGAAGATTATGTAAAGAAGTATTTCGGATCTCAGTCTATGCAGCAGATCCCCATTTTCACACAGAATTTAACTCGCCGTGTATGTTCAATCAGGTCAACAACATACAAGCGTCCGCCCAGGATGATAGGTGAGAGCATTGAGGAATACAGGAAAAATATTGATATAGATGGTCTAAATGCCATTAGACGACAGCTTGAGAGAATGACATTTTTATTAGGCACAATGGCATTCAGGTGCAGATGGAACGCATTGACTGAGAGAGTGGAGTATGACCTTCTCCCTTTCTTTGAGCCGATGTTCATGGAGGGTGAGAATAAGCCATATGGTGTGATGTTTGCCATTGAGAATCACGGAAATGCTCGTACAAAGGAATTAAAGTACGCAGTATGGACAGAATCACGCCCCGGTTATCCTGGAATGCACTTTTTAATTGATACAGATATGAAGAAGATCAGCATGAATGAACAGGATCTCAATCCATATGATGTTTTGCCTGTTATTTTTCTTCATCGCTCACAACCAGTGCGTGATTGGTTTGTTGCAGGAGCAGATGATGTAGTAAGAGCTGATCTCTCCACTTCTGTAGGCATGACAGAATTATCCCTTGCTGTACGCTTCGGTGCAGTAGGGATAAAACACATCAGCGGAGTCGATGATTCATCGAGGGTAGAACTGGGTGTGGATCGTGTGCTTTATTTGCCGGAAGGCTCAAATTTTGGAATATCATCTCCTTCAGGAAGTTTGGATCAGATCATAGCATCACTCCGCTTCATGGTTGAAGCAACGCTTCAAAATAACAATATACGAGTCAAGTTTGCCGATGAACGTGGCAACGCTCCCAGTGCAGTGGCACTTTCTATCCAGGAAGCGGAGTTAATTGACGAAAGAATTGCCATCACTGAAGACACATGGCGTCCATTTGAGAAGGCACGATACGCTATAGACAGGAAGATCATTGAAGCACAGACGAACACAAAGCTCGCTGAGGACTTTCAGGTAGACTTTGTTGAGCCGAAGTCAATAATGACAATCGATGATGAGATCAAATATTGGGATTGGAGAATCAGGAATAATCTCTCCAGTGTGGACGGACATTCAGCGCATGTTGATTGGTACACATATAATAATCCAGATGCAGACGCTGAGTCCATAGAGAGGTTTAAAGAGTCTATACAGCAGGCTGAAGCTCCAGAAACTCCATTATTGGCGAGATTAAATGCCGGCAGATGAGTATATAGCATCTTTTGAGAGTTCGCAAGACGCTTTCATCTCTGAAATTGAGGAATTGGAAGACAAGGGGCTTTCCATTGAGGAGATCCTGGCGATATTAGCAGCAACGAACATGGCAGCATACATCGTTGAGGACCTTGGCATGTTTTCAGCAGTTTCATCCATTGATGCAGAGCTTTTGGCTATTTTAGATGACCTTCCATTCTTTGGAACAGTCACAGAGACTCAACTTACAGCATTCAGGAATATGGTCAGCAGTTCTGTGATGCAGTTCACAGAGTCGCTGGGTGGGGATATGAGAAATGTAATGATGCAGGGAATTACAAACGGACTACCAAAAGATGAGATCCGTGATATGATGAGAAGGTCTGTAAAAGGCAGACATGTAGAAAATATTATCAATGATGCACTTAGGACTTTTGAACAGTCTGTGATAGCAGAGATGGCTCGTGATCTTCCGGTTAATACTCTTTTTTCCTATGTTGGTCCTTTAGATGAGAAAACACGACCTCTCTGCCGTCACATTCTTGCAAGCTCACCATTAACTCGGCAGCAGATAGACTCACGCTTTCCTGGAGCATTCCTCGATCGCGGAGGATATAACTGCCGACATATGTGGCTTCCAAACGAACCAGTAGACAAAAAGCAGCGTGCATCAGCCAGAGAATCAGTCGCAGGAGCGACACGCCCAAAGACATTGAAGGAATACTATGCGAGTTCCTGATTTTAGGAAGATCGTGAAGTTCAAGAGGGGTTTTTGGGAGAAGTTGGGGAAAAAGACAATGACTCAACATAGAACTCATGTCCAGGTAGACGGCAGGGGCAGTGAGGGTAAAACAATAGGTAAGAAACTCGCAAAATACACTCCAGCATATGCAAGAAGAAAACGAGCAGGCACTGCTGCTCCAAATCAGAGATCAAGAGTTGTAGATAAGGCGAATCTGACCTTAACAGGCAAGATGATGGATAGTTTCAAATTTATACGATCCTTTAACACAGGATTTATTTATGGTATTACTGATGATGATCAGACTGAAAAGCTTATTCATGTTCAAACAAACAATAAAAAGAAAAGAATTATTTCATCCAGTGAAGATCCACTGCCTATCAATCTCCAGAAGAAGGTTGTAAAGGCTATGGCAAGTGAGATCGTGAACAATATTGAAAAGACATTGAACGTAGGCGTACAGAGGATAAACGTCTGATGTCGTCCACCAAAGTATTAGTGACAAACGAATATCCTGCTGCACAATACAATCCATTTTCAGATGAAACATGGCTTGGCAGGGCGAAAAGATTCGCCATTGTGATGCAGGAACACACTCAAACAAGAGGAAAAAATGACAGAAACAACAGTCGAACAAGACGTAAAACAGAGTCCCGCTGAGACAACCAGCGAAGAAAAGACATCTCAAGTTCCGTATGCACGATTCAAGGAGCTTGTAGACGAAAAGAACACATTCAAAACGCAGTTGGAAGACCTCCAGACCTCCATCAAAACGCAAACCGAAGAGCGGAAGCTCAAAGACTTGGAAGCGAAAGGAGAGTACGAGACGATACTGACTGACATGAAATCAAAGCTGGCAACAGCGGAGACTAAGGCGAATGCGTTTGACACATACCAGGAATCTCGGCGAGAGTCGTTACTATCGAAACTTCCTGAAGACGATCGTGCAATTTACGATGGGCTTTCACTTGAAAAATTGGAAGTTCATGTTGACAAATTTAATTCAAAACCTAATCCGGCTGCTGTGGATAATTCCAAGCCTAATCCATCAAATACTTTTGGTGGGTATGATAATATTGTCGAAATGGCGACAAGAAATCCAAAAGAAGCTGAAAAGTGGTTAGCTCATAATGTGGAAAACTATAAGATACGCTGATGTCGAAGGTAATTGTTAAAAAAGACAAACCTAAGATCAATGATGGCGGACATAAGCCATTTGGCGTTGATCTTGATCCAAATAAAGAGCTGTGCCATGTAACAAAGCCTGACAAGGATGCTGATGCTTACTACAAAGATGGTAAGATGAAATACAGTGATTATCTTGGTGAGTTAAAGTCCAGGTATGACAGAGCTGCTAAGGGAAAATCTCCTACAAATATGCAGTTTGCCGGAATTGGTAAAGGCACAATGAAAAAAGCCTATGAATAATCACCACCTTACTTGATGACGCAGAGTGTGAAAATTGTGCGTTCTGATAGGATGGTTTAAATAAAGGAAGGTTAAAATGGCACAATCAGCCGAAATAACTGATGTTGCTGTAGCTGCTGGTGGTAAAGGAACTGCTGTAGCTGCTGCAATCGTACAATTTCAAAAAGCAAATGTAATGGGGCAATGTATCACAATGCAGGCAGCACCGAAAGGTAATGCCGTTGTGAGATTCCCGGTATACACTAAATGGTCAAGCGGAACTATTGATCCTGCAATGTCTGCCAATGCGGAAGGTGCTGATGCAGCACTTACGGATGTAGAGACAACCTCAGTGGATGTCACACCAATTCGTTACGGATTATATGCACAGATCACAGATCTGTCCACATTCGTAAATGCGGATGCTGTAATGACACATTCAGGACAGTTGCTTGGTAATCAATTAGCCAGGGTGTTCGATGAGAAAGTGGCTGCTTTGTTTGATGGGTTTTCAAATACCTCAAACCTGACCACAGATTTGCTCCGTATGGATCAGATTTGGGGAGCAGTGGCTTCATTGGAGCAGAATGATGCACCAAAGCCGTATCACTGTATATTACACCCTCTCCAAATGTGGGGCGGATTTGGACTTTCAAAGGAACTCGGAGCAGGCACTGCTGCAATAGTAGCAGATGTATCTCATGGATCTTTGAATACTGCCAGTAATCCAATTTCAGATCAGTATTACAATAATGGTGCTGTGACGAAGTTAGGTCCAATCACGTTTTACACATCCAGTGCGGTCAATGCCACATCAGATCAGCATATAGGAGCAATGATGTCTTCTGATGCTATCGGATGCGGATATGTTGACCTTGGTGGTGGAAGTATGATTGAGATCAAAGCTGGGCGTGATGAGCCAGCTGCTTTAACTGAAGTTGTTGGAAACGCTTATTTTGCTGTCAGCGAATTAGTTGACGTATACGGCGTTGAGATCAAGACGGAAACATCTTAATAGTTAGGTAAACACAAAGTTGGGGAGGTATGTATTTACCTCCCCGACAGAAATGGAGATACAATGGAAGAGTTTAAAAAAGTCGTAGTCAAAAAAATCATTACTGGGTATGAGATCACCAAGCCTAATGGTAAGGTAATATCTCGTGACGCATCTGAGTGGGACGATGGTGCAAAAGCTCGGTATGAATCAAAAGGTTGTAAAGTAAAAGAAATTAAAAAATAATTGTGATGTAACAGCTCATTCACAGTTTAACCATTAGCTTTAGAGAGGAAGAAAATCAATGGCAAGTTCAAGACAATTAGCAGTAATAGATGCTCAAAATATAGCTTTAGGACAGGCAGGATCAATATTTGTAACAGGGACAACAGCAGTCACATGTGCTGTTGGAACTGGCGTGTTTGTTGCAATTCAATTCATAGAAGACACAGTTTTTGCATCAGCATCTGGCGGATTAGTAGCGGAGACAGAACAACTATTTCCTGATGATGCAGGAACAGGCACACTCATCGATGCAGACGGCGGTGCAGCTATCGATGGTGAAACTTTTCCACAAGGCATGACCATCTTTGGACGATGGACCGGATTCACACTTGCTTCGGGTGCTTGTATAGCATACGTTGGCTGATGCTCAATCTCAGCTTAAGATTAAAGTCCCACATTATCCAGACAGCACGGCTTGCCCGTGACTTATGGAACAAGGTCAATGACATCTGGGAAAATGAAACACGCAAGTGGGAAGACATTGTATAACAATACAGCCATGTCAAAAGTTTCGGGCGGTAAGCTGTATAATAAACAAGGAAACTAAAGGAATAGAATTATGGCAACATTAACAGGAAGTAGCATTGCTACAACCTATACACAACTATTAAAACTTACGTCTGCCAGTTTAGGTGCAGATGCTACAGCTAAATATATTGAAGATGGTGCTGGTACAGATTCAGCATTATCAATCTCAACAACTCGGGTGGGAATTGGAACTGCGAGTCCAGATGAAGAGCTTGAGGTATATTCATCTGGCACTTCAACCATCAAAATAACTGCTGCTGGAGCCAGTGATGATGCTCAATTAACTTTTGCCACAGGAGATAGTGCTGATTGGCAGATTTCAGTTGATGGGTCAGCAACAAATGACCCATTGAGGTTTTACGACTACGCATCTGGAGGGACTATGATGACATTGAACAACGGCAATGTCGGAATTGGAACTGCGGCACCAGATAGTCCATTGGTTGTAGTTGGAGATGTGAAATTTTTATCATCAACAGGTGACGAAGCCAGAGTCACCTTTGATGTAGGAGCGGGTGGCAACCCTGGAAAAATTTTCGTGTATGATGCTACTCCTGCTGAAAAAATAAGATTAAATTCGAGTGGAGAGAGTTTTTTCAATGGTGGCAACGTCGGAATTGGAACTGATAGTCCCAATGCTTTGCTTGAAATAGCTGGTGGAGCTAAAGCAGTTGCTACTGCTCCACATCTTAGAATTAATAATACTATAGATGATGATAGTTGGGATGATAATGATGTATTTGGAGGTGTAGAATTTTATAATACAGATACATCTTATTCAGGG